TAGTGTTCCCTCGTACGAAGTAGATATAGACGTTCGTGGCGTCGATGGTGACGAGCAGGGAATCGCTACCTACTGAGCAAGTGTCATGGCCTAGCGGTGTCGTTACCGTGGTGCCGTTGGCGGTAGCAGTGCTCTGGTAGTACACATACCACGCATCCGACGCGGCACTGCGCGGCAGCAGCGCCACGATACCAGCGCCGCTTCCCGTGGTATGCGGACAGATTGACACCGTGCCGAGGCTCGCCGCATTGAGAAGCCTAGTCCAGCTGCCTTGCCCGGTTGGCCGATTGTACAGTATGCCACCGCATGACAGGAATTCATACCCTGCGGCTTCTACGTATTGGATAGCGCCGCCAACGCCGGGGCTGCTTGCGCTCCCAGCAGCCGTATACGACGCCACAGGGCACGGCGCGCTAGACTCGAGGTAGGCCCCAGGAGCATGGTCAAACGTGAACAGATTAGCCCCGGCGGTCTGCGCGCGGAGTATCCCGCTATCGGTCCCCACGGCTAGGTCGTCGCCTACCTCGACAGTGTGGCGAGCCAGCCCGTATGTAGTCGCAGTCAGTGAGTCAGCAGCCCCACCTTGGAACCCACCACGCACGGCGAGCCTGCCCTGCAGCGCATAGTAGAAATTGTTGCACGAAATCAGGCTGGACGGCTTGCCGAGTTTGTTGTCGTTCTCCTCGTGCACGCCATCGTTCAACGGAAAGTCGATGATGCCCATTAGCTTGCCACCTGAATCTTGATAGCGTGATGAACCAGCGTGATTTCTGCCGCCCCAGCGCCGCCCGGTGCGAAGGTATCGCCTGCGAGGTCGGCGCGGCGTAGGATGTTGAGAAACAGCGTTAGCCCCATCTCCGACATCAGGCTAATCGGCGTGAGCAGCCTGCCAGCGAACCCGACCTCTCGAATCATCCCGAGGTCCGCAGGCGCGAGCGCTAGCGTGTTGCTCAGCTGTGAGCCCGTTGCTGGTGGCGACACAGCGAACGTGAGCGCCCAGGCAGGAGCAGTCCCGTTGTGGGCAGCGAACGACCAATCCGCCGCAAAGATGGCGTTGCCGGTCCCGCTCACTCGTGGCGTCACATGGAGGTCGATCTCCATGTCGGTGCCTATCCAGTTGCGCGGGATGTAGTACGCACCAGCGATGCTGGAAACGCCGTTATTCGGGAAATTCAGCGCGTGGCCCCAGGCCCCGGCGTTGCTGTCTACTAGCCCAGTCCCTGGAGTGTCCCAATTCGCGATAATCAGCGGGGAATCGGTATTGACGTGCAGCTCCCTCACGCCGCCGGTAAACGCGACCCAGGCCGTGCCATCCCATATCGCCGAGCATAAGCATCCGACACACGTAGCAGCGGCAACGTACTCACCGCCCCAGCCTAGGCGGATGATAGAATCGCGCGCGCCAGTATGCTGGACGGCGATCATGCGGCCCGTACCCTCACGGCCTAGGTCTGGGAGCGGGATGTCCGTCACCAGCCCCGTAGGCGCCACGCGCAGCAGCCAGCCAGGCTGCAGCGCCCCGGCTGCGCTCACGATAGCGGCACTGCTAGAGCCACTCACAGGACCAGCCATGACCCATCGCTCTGCGCTCACCACGGCCAGGCTCGACAGTGCGTCGAGTATCTGCGCCTCCCATTGCGGCAGGTCCCGCTGAGGGTCAGGGAAGGTCCCGCGCCGTCGCAGGCCACGCCAGCGGACCTGCAGGCCAGGCATCGCTAAGCCCTCCGACGGGCTAGGAGGTCGTTCACCCGGCGCTGCCCGCGAGTGTCCATGCGGTGGCCTGGCTCGCGCTGGCGAAGCGCTAGCTGACGCAGGCGCAGGGCTTGAGCGTCGCGCTCAGCGGCTAGAGCTCCGGCGCGCGGGTGGTTGTCACGCACGGCGAGCTTGGTGGCAACGTCGTACACAACCCACTCCTCGCCGCCGGCAACCTCAGCATAGAACGAAGTCGCGGTGGTGATAGCCGTCGGAGTCGGCACATACTGCAGATTGATGCTGTAGACTGCGTCCGGCGTCGGAAACAGCTGAATGTCCATTACCCCGCTAGAGCCTGGCCGGTCCCGCAGCATCCACGTAGCAGGCCGCCCAGCGATGCGGTATTGCGTTTGCTCCATGTTCGCTGCGCGATGCATGGTCGTAGTGACTTGGTTGAGCGTGATTTGCACGCCAAGCACCTGCTCCATGGCAGGCGCGGACACCACTGATACGTTAGACGCCGTCGAAAGCGCGGTGAAAGTCGCATAGTTCGAGAGGTCCAGGTCGCTCAGCATCCGGCGATACTGAGCGATAGACTGGTTGATAGCGGCGAGGATGTCAGCGTCCGTGTGGCGCGCGGTGTTGCCTTGGTAGTCACCGGCCCAGCGGACCTTGGCGATCAATTCTGTGCCGGTGAATGCCATACGCTACTCTTCCTCGGCTTCGGCCTCGACATGAGGCTCAGCCTCATACTCATCGAAACACGCCTTCACAAGCGCCTTGAATGCCTCGAGTTGATCCTCATCGGCATCGCCTAGGAGGGTCTTCAAGTCCTCCAACATGCTGCCGCCCTCGGCTTCCTCGCGCTCTGACTCAGGGGCCTCATCGGCCCCCTCGTCATACATGCTGCGCTTGGAAGCCTTGGCCGGGGCAATCAGGATACCCAGGCCCTTAGCCATCAGAGGCCTCGGCCGTCAGCGGTGGAGCTGACATAGAGGAAGAAGGTCACCGCGTCACCGGTCGCCGGGTTCACACCCGAAACGCTGGTGCCGCTGGCGTTCTCCTTCCAATGCACAAGCTGGAACGTTCCCGAACCCAGGCTCTTGTTGAAAGGAACCCAGTTGACCACGGACGTCGAGCTAGCGGCCGGCCAGGACACCGGAGCGCCCATCAGCTCGATGGTGAGCCCGCTCGGGCCAGTGATGTTCAGCACGCCAGCGGCAGCCGAGGCGACCGAGATCGCAATCGGGCATGACACTAGCGACACTGCCCCAGTCGCGGCCATGAGGACGCGAACGGGAACGATGGTGCCGCCGAACGTCGGGAAATATGCCGGCGCCTGCGGATAGTTGTTGATGTTCGATCCAGGAGTTGAGGTCGGCATGGTTACACCTGCGGCTTTCGAGTCCGCGCGGACACAATGAAGGTACAGTAGTCGCCGCTAGCGGGAAGGCTCACGCCTGCAGCAGAGTGGACGGTGATGTCGAAGTAGCCCGACTTGGGCTGGGCTACCCCGGAAAGCGCGACCTTATTGGCAAAAGTCGCGGTGGTTCCGTACGTCACGGCGGCGCAGAGGTCGGTGCAGGCAGGGACATAGACGCGGTAGACACCGGACGCGCCAGTGGCAACCACGCTGAACCCCACACCTGACACCAGCGACACTGCGCCGGCCGAACTGAACGTGACTCTGCCTGCAAGCGACACCTCTCCAATGCACGAGCCCATGATGGGGGTTGCGTGCCAGTTGGCCAGCGGTGTCGCGTTAGGGCCTGCGGTTTTAGGGGCTGGCATCTGTCAGCTCCTTAGACCGCGATCCGCCCGTTGTGACCAGGCGCGCGGCAGTAGAGAGCGGGGTAGGAAATCAGCCGGTATTCGTAGGAGTTGGCATCGCGCGAGCGGAGCATGGTGAGCCCGTCGCCATTCTGCGGGCTGAGGAGCTTGCCCATGGACGCCAGGGTCCAGGTATCCCACTTCAGCGCGTAGGCGGTCCCCTGCGGAACCCAGCGGCTCGCGATGACCTCGGCCTCCTTGCCACCGCCGATGATGCGCAGCTTGCTGAAGCCGAACTTCGCATCCTTCTCCTCCATGCGCTGAATACCACGGTTCTGCAGCGCGATCCCGAGCGTGTTCCAGTCCTCGGGGTTGAGCCAAATCTTGTCGGCTCCTGGCCCCTTATACCGGGACATCATGCGGGTCATGAGCAGCTGCAGCCGTTCCTCGATGCCGAGGCCGGCGTAGTCAGCGGCAGCGATACGACACCCGGCCCGACGCTGCGGGTCCGTGGTGCGGGTCATGCCATACAGGGCGGGGGGCGAATCGCTGGAGTAGATGAACTCGCCGACGCCATAGATGATTTGGCCGCCCGTGTTGCCGGCGAAGTTGCCCTGACGGAAGAGGTAGTCGTTGGCGGTCAAGCCAGCGATAGCCGCATCCACGACGAACGTGCCAGCGCTGCGGTTGACGGTCTGCACCGTCATCGTACCAGCGCGAAGCGCATCGGTGGAGCCTGAGCCGCTTGCGCTCGACGCCACGAGCACCATCCCGACCTCGAAGTTGACGATATCCTCAGCGTTCGAGAGGGTGATGGTAGTATCGGACGCGCTAGCGTACTGACCGATCTGAATGCCGCCGTTCCCGACCCAGAAGGCCCGAGCGATGTCATCGCGCATCTGCGAATACAAGCCATCGATCTCAGCGGTCTTGTTCTCGAGGAACGCTCCGGGGTTGCCGCGGCTCGCCTTGATCACCTTGTCGCCGATCTCGACGAAACCGAAGTAATCGCCGGTCGTGACCGTCCAGGCCGCACCGCTCACGTTGGTCCGGTTTGCTTGCGCGGTGCCGAACACGCCGCCAGTGCCCTGGGGCCGCTGGTCAATGAGCGAGACTTGCTGGCTTTCACCCTCGAAGCCCTCGTCCTTCTTAACGAGCGCCAACTCGGGGCAGTCTGCTTCCACGAGGTTTTCTACACGCGATTCCGTGTAGGTCTGCTTCAAAATGAAGTCAAACGAGCTGATTGTCGATGCCATGATGCGAGCTTTCCCGGCTCGCAGTGCACCGGCTAGTCGGTTGAATTTTTGAGGAGTTCGGCCGCCCAACGCTTGCGTTCAGCGTCAGTCGAAAACCGAATAGGCTCTGCCGGTTTTGCGGCACCCTGCGAAGCACCTAGGGACCGGGTTGAGCGCGTCTCTCTCGGGGTTTTGAGCCTCCCGGGGGCGCTCGGCTTATCCGGTCCGGTGCCGTCGGTCGCATCCTCAACACTTGAGCGGAAGAGGCGACCTAAACGAGTATGGGCTGCCTGTAAGCGCTTTGCAAGTTCGCGGGCTGCACGGACCCTAGCGCGGGGAGACTTCTGGTCCGTATCGCCATCCTGGTACCATTCCTCTTGAATTTTGCGCACCTCGGCCAATAGTTCGGGGTCCTTTGAGATGGCCACCAACGCTTCATCCCCGGTAGTCTCGAGGGTTTCGGCGTTGACTGCATCCCATGACCGTTCCTCGGCCGCACGCTGCTGCTGAGCATGCCGCTCCTCATCCTGCAGGCGCTGCCGCTCGCGCTGCGCCTCGAGCTCCGCAAGCTGGCGCTGGACGGCCGTAAGCCTAGGGTCCGTCCCTACCGCTTGCTCAGTCAGTAGCCGCGCAATCTCCTCAGGGTCGGCCCCGATGACTTGCAGGGCATCGAGCACGCGCCCCTCTTTGCGTGCGCGATGAAACTCACCCCAGATACGCCGCTCGGCTGCATGCAGCTGCTCAGCCTCGGCGCGCTCCTTCTCGAGTTGCGCTCTGGCCTGTTTGACCTCCCTGCGCATCGCGCGGAACTTGGCCCGCTCCGCATTGGTCGGCTCGCGGTTCGGGTCGTCGTCGTCCTGCTCGGGCTTGGCAGGCTCAGGCTCGGGCTTGGTCTCGACCTTGGCGAACTTGCCATCCGGTGCCCTGGGCTTCCCCTCGGCAGGCGCCTCACCCTCCGGTGCATGCAGCATCGCAGTGAACTGCGCCTTTAGGTCGCCACTCGGCGCCGCATCCCCCGTATCCGCTGCAGGCGCCGCTACGGGCGCCGCTACTGTCTCTGACATTCGATATCCTCCATTCGTTTCGTTGCTACCGCTATAGCTTCGGGATTCTCGTCGATGCCGATAGCGCTGCGCCCTGCCTTGACGGCTGCTGCTACGCTAGAGCCACTCCCACAGTACGGGTCAATCACTAGGTCGCCAGAGTCCGTCAGCGCCAGCACAAGCCGAGTAAGCAGCGCCTCTGGTTTCTGTGTGGGGTACCCGGTGCGCTCCTTTGCCACTGGGGCAACGATTGGCATATCCCAGACGTCGCCCATGGGGCAGCCGGGAGATGGGGCATCCGTGATGCGCGTGGCCCGGTTCTGCTTACGATCGCCCCAGGTTTTTAGCGTTGACTCAGCTAGCGGCTCGTACAGCTGATTCCACCGCGATTCCCCAGGCGTCTTGACGTACCGGAGCAGCGTATCGTGCACGCGATGGAAGTTCTGCGTTTTCGCAGGCCAGCGCCTGTAACGCCAGATAATCTCGCTCGCGAAGTGCTTGCGGCCTAGCTCCCGGTCCAAGGCAACGCGCGCGTAGGCTGCTGCATGCCAGTCGAGATGCACGACCATACTGCCGCGATCGTCTAGCCGGTCCCATGCCGCTAGGAGTCGCGTCACCATCGCATCTAGCTCGCCGTTGTCAGCGTAGCTACCGCTAACAGATACCTGCCGCTTCCCTGTGAGAAACGGAGGGTCCGCATACACCAGCGCGGCTGGTGGTAGGGTCGGTAGTATCGCAAGGCAGTCGCCCTGCACTATCCGCCAAGTCATCCAGGCATCCCCGGGGGCGGCCCCATCTCAGGCCCAGCAGGCATCCCGGGCATCCCTGCCATCGGTGGCCCTGGCGGAGCGCCACCCGGACCGGCAACGGCGGCTTGCTCGCTCAGCTTGCGCTTGACTAGCTCCTGCGCCTCTTCGATATACCGTTGCAGCAGTGCCAAGTTTTCCGCCGGGGCGCCCTCGCGCTTTGCGATGAAATACGCTTGGCCTACGTGGCCGATCACTTCTAAAAGGTCCGTGAAAAACCCCTCGGGAGCCTGGTAGAACATGGGGTCCTCCATGTCCTTATCGGTGGCGTCAAGATAGCGGTCTATGATCCAGTCAACATAGTCGTACTCCGCCCCGTCGCGCTGCTGCTCGCTCTCGAGGTCCGGCCAGTCCAGCAAGCGCTTGAACACGCTGGCGTTGATCAACCCAGCTGAGAAAAGCTCCTGCGCCGTCTGCAGGCGCCCGCTCGGGTCCTGCGGCAGCGACGATGCAGGCGCACATTGGACGCGGTACTCATCGCGGCGGAGGTCCACATCCTTCCACTTGATTTCCTGGATGAAGCCCTTCCCCGCGAAATTCACAGCAAACCCAGGGACACGGTCTGCCAAGTCGGCCGTGGCATCCACGATGCGCTTGCCAACCTCGACGGCGAACTGCTCCCACATGCGGCGCGCCCGCACGGCCTGACGCTGGCTCCCGATGTCAGCGACGGAGCGAATTGCGGCGCCGCTCGTGATGCCAGGGTCCTTCCTCGCGGTGCTAGCCTGCACACTGATACCGCAGAGCTCGAATGGTAGCTGCCGCATCAGCTGCAGATACTGCATATCGCTGTCGTTGAGGGGGTCAACCTTCTCAGCGACGGGCAGCTGCTCGCCAGGGCGCACCGGAATGTGAACCTCGGCTTCGTTGCTCTCGAGGTGCTCAGCAGCAATTGAACCCTCAATGTAGTACACACGCCGATTGCCTAGGAGCCGCTCGCGTTCCTGCAGGCGGATGCAGTGCTCGTTCACCTCGGCCTCTAGCTCAGCCACCTCGTCAACGACACCGCAGCCCCAATAGCCGGTAGGGTCAGGGCTCCATCGGGTCACCGCAAATGGGAAGTAGGGCCGGTCCCACTCCTCCTCATGCAGACAGACGCCGCCTGCAACGATGGCGTGCTTGCCGGGGATGTAGGCTGGGTCACCTGACTTGGTACCGATGACCTTTGGCAGACACCAGGCCTCTTGCACCTTGATCAAGTCTGCAGTGCGGCTGCCGCTCACAGTGCTCGACGCGTCCAGGAACCACGCCTCAGGCTCGGTCCATCGCGCAGCGGCCATGATGTCGCTGGCCCGGTCGGGAAACTCAGCGGCCAGGATGTCGCGATTGTAGGGCAGCAGCTGAAACAGATTCTCGGGCCTGCCGTTCCTGGCTTCCTGCGGGTCAACGTACAAGTCGTGGGTAAACACCCTGTCAATGCGTACCCTATCCGGCGCCGCATAGATTTTGAGCGCCCCGGAGCCCCACCGCAGCGCATCCTCCACACACGCTGTCATGGCTTCCCAGCAATCGTGATAGAGCCCCTGCTCCTGCAGCATCACCCCATACACAAATTTATCGAGCTTCTTAGCGCGTCGTCGAATCTGCCAGTCCGCGCCGGTCGTGAGGAACTGCGGCTTCGGCTTCTGTCGCCCACACACATCGGCCACGAAGGTTTCGATCATGGCCTTTGCGATGCGGAGCCTAATCTCCCCCATCATCACAGCGCCGGAGTCCAGCCCCTGCTCAGTCGGCGGCAGCCCCCACGCTGCTACGGGGCGTGCATCGACGCGCCGCAGGTTCCGCATAGCCGCGAACCTGCGCCAGCCCTCGGTCACCTCGAGTGAGCTGACTACGTTCGTGACCTCCCTGGCGAGGTCATCCCCCTCGAGCTCCGACCAGCGTGGGTTGCGCCCTTGTCGAGCCGGGAACGACCGAGGGTCTAGCCGCTTGCCGTGCCATTCGGCCTCCCGGTTACTCACGCTCCGCTGGACAGGGTCATGCCGTTTCGGCCGGTCGCCTGGGTGTGCCATCAGCCTACCCCTCGCATGCGGCGGTTGCGCTCAGCCTGCTCGTCGCCTGCCATGAGGTCATAGGCCATGGCTGGCTCGCTCTCGACCTGCGGGGCGCCCGTGACGTTGCCACGGCCTAGGGCCTGCAGCATCGCTGGGGTGAGCGCGTTCTCCCTGGCTGCCTGGCCGCTAGCCGTGTAGCGCTCGGGAACGGGAGCCTGGATGGGGGGAGGAGCAGGGGCGAACCCAGTCTGCGTCTGCTGCGGTAGCAGCCGCTGCAGCAGTGACGAACGTGCACGGTCGTCGATGACCTCGGGAGTCGTATCTGGCCCGCGCGCATCGTACCCGTATCGAGGCCCGATGTCGCCACGCGGCGCCTGGCCTAGCATCGGGTTCCGCTCGGGAGACTTGATGCCAAGCTGTGCCAACCAGTCTGCGCCACTGACCTTCGGCGGCGCAGCGTCATCCTTGGCCGAGTCGGACTTGGCGTAGCCTTCGATAGCGCGATCGACGTCCGTTAGGTCGCGCTCGCGCTGTGACTTGGTCTGCTCCTTCGCCCAGTCCGAATACATCGTGGCGAGCCGCTGCCCCTTGCGGTTGCGCTCCCCCAGCTTCGCCATCTCAGCTGGCCGCGTTGCCGCCGCAGTGGTGAGCCTATCCTCAGCCCGACGCAACGCGCCTTGCTGGTAGATGTCGTCATCGAGCATAGGCGGACGCACCGGTAGCGGCATGGCCAGAGTGTGCCACCGCCGGACGCCGGACGCAAAAAAGCCCGGGGCTAGCACCATGCCGGCCCCGGGTTACCTCGAAACGTGCAACGGCGGCTAGCCTGTCACACGGATTAGGACAGCGCCAGGCCAGCGGCACTGTTGGACGCGCGCCTCACGCCTGGTCTTGCACCACATGACGTTGAGGCATCCAGTCGCGTAGTATCGGACGATCCAGCCCTTTACCGTGTTGCTCATGACTGCATGATGCACGATAGAACCCTATCGTGCAAGCGCTATCCGTATCGATAGACCAAACTCCCGGACTAGCAGCGCTAGGTGCCGGGGTCGCACAGGACGCCTCTCGGCGTGAGCGATGCGTTGCGCGGGGAAAGGGGATAGTTGGAGGATAGGCGGGAGAGCCGCGCAAGGCTTGCCTCAGGTGTAGCCTGCCAGACGTAGCAGCGCCACCACTGAGCATTCCCGGTGATGGCGTTGCTGCCCTTCAGGGCGCGGCGAGCCTACCGCATCCGTTCCCGACGCGCACGCTGCACTTGCTTCTGCCGCGCCGCTCGAGCCTCCCTAGCTTCGCGCTCGTACCACTCCGGCGTGCCAGGTTGCGGCGGCGGCGTGTGGTCTGCCTCACGCTCGGGCCGTAGCGCTCGCCATGCGTACAGCAGCGCGTCAAGGCAGTGGTCAGGCATGCGGTCGTCATACCCCCTACGGTCATCGTTCCACTGCAAGGCAGCGGCCTCATCCCAGATATCCTGGGCAGCCGAGGACACATGGAGCAGGCCGGCGGTGATGTCGCTGCGAATGTGCTCGATGTAGGCCAATTTCTTGGTCTTCTCGGCGGCTACCGCGGCGATTCCGTACCGCGTAACCAACTCATCCACGTAAGCTCCCCCCAGCCCCCCAGCGTCAACGACGACCCTGTAAGCATCGTGCTCTGTGCGGAGTCTACGCACCTCGTCACACACCCTCGAGACGCTGGCGCCGCGCAGTACGCTGCAGTGCTCCACCCAGTATCCTGGCCAGCCCTGCACGGTACAAACGACCACAAAAGCAGTCGTTCCCGTGCTGCCAAGGTCCACGCCGAGGACCCTGGTCCGAGGGCCATCGGGCATCGGCGCATAACCGTTCCGTCCAGTTTGTAGCGGGTATACCAGAGCATCCCCATCCAGCACCCATTCGCCGAGGTATTCCCGGCGGTACCTTGGGTGCAGTTCATCCCAGCCGTTACGTGCACGCAGTTTTGCAAGCCATTCCTCCGCTCCCGTAAGGTACGGGTTGTCCAACATGGTCCAGTGGTGCTTAGACCAGCCTCGATTGCCTTGCGACGCGTCAAAGAATAGCCCAACCGGAATGGGCGATGGTGTGCCAATCAGTGCCAGCCACCCGTGAAAGTCGAGTAGCGCAGGCTCGATCGCGTCCTCGACAAGCTCAGCTAGGTACGGGAATTGCTGCGCCTCGTCAATGGTGACGCCGGGGTATGGGCTGCCGCGGAAGTTGTCGATCTCGCTGCGGTCCTTGCACCCCGCTATCCAGAGCCGATGCCCCGTAGGAAACACCCAGTAGGTGCGCCCTTTGAATACGCGCTGCGTTATGCGGCAATCTACCCCGGCGCGCTGCAGCCCACGTAGCGCCGGGGCTAGCACGTCCACGCCGGACGCTACCGAGCGGTTGATATATACGCTGGTTTCGCGCGGATACTGCAGCGCCAGTAGGGCATGCCTCACCAGCACGCCGACGCTCTTACCCGCTCGCCGACTGCAGCATGCCGCTACCCTAGGCGCCGAGTCAGCAACAAAACCGCGCTGTTTCTCGTGGCACCTATCGTGGAGCCGGCGGAACCACAGC